CCACGCTTTGCTCTAGGTAAGACCTTCGAAGATGTCAATGGCCGTGTCTTTAAGTATGTCAAAGCCACTGCGGCGTTGACTGCTGGGACTGCTGTTGCGGAGGCTGGCTACACTGCGGTTGCTGGGCTTACTGCGGTAGACGGTGGTGCTAAGTTTACTGGTGCTACTCCATCTACGACCAACGGTGCAGACTTGGTAGGCCAAATGGTGAAAGTTACTCGTAATAGTAATGTCATCGGTATCTTCCCGGTCGCTGACGGTGAAGGCTTGAACTTAACCATCCCAGGTGTAAAAGCTGGTGATACGCTCGCTCTCGTGGCCTATGCTCACGGGTTAGCTGGTGGCTCCGGAACTGCGTTAGTGCCTATGGCTGCTATCGCATCGGGCAAATACGGTTTCGTATTAGTAGCTTAACCCACCTAGAAACCATTAAACCTCCTTCGGGAGGTTTTTTGGTGTATATCTTCTTGTATAGTCAAATATAGAAGAAGGTATTATGGCATATTCTACCTCTGTAAAATGAAGATTTTTCTTATTTAGTATTGACAAAAGGCTTATGGTATGCTACAATGGTATTGTCATATAATAAACGAGAAAGGAGAAAATTATGACGAAAAAGGAAAGAAAACAACACAAACTTTTAACCGATGAGGATATGAAGATTATTAAATCTGACCCTCTCGGTTTAACGGACTACATTGTCTACACCAAAGTCAAAGAGGTAAAGAAGTCCGCTTTGATTATAACGCTTATCGCTATGGCGTTTGCGTTCGGTGGTGGCATCCTATGTGGGCTTAAGATTATCACTAGGAATATCCCTAACAATGTTATCCAAGTGCAAGTTGGCACCCCGACCGAACCTATTGCCGAAACTGAACCCGAGGGAAAATAGAGGGCTCTGTTGAACCCGAACCCGAAGTTGCCACTCCAACAGAGCCTTGCGAAGTCGTCCGGCAAAATGTATCCAGGTGGAATGACTGGGATATTAACACGATGGTGGCTATTGCTAAGGCCGAGAGTGGATGCCGAGCAGACGCTAAGGGGGATACGAACTTAACTTTCGAGCAGAATGGTCGCATCTACGGTTATTCTATCGGAGCGTTGCAAGTTCGTATTCTCCCGAATCGGGAATGGTGCGAAACCGGAGACTACTACGAATGTGCACATATAATCTGGCAAGGACAAGGATATAACGCTTGGAGCGTTTATACCTCTGGTAGATACTTGCAATTCCTATAACAAGATATAACAAAAAGGCCTATGCGATATAACATAGGTCTTTTTGCTTACAATGGTCTTAGAACGGCAGTTAGCGGCCTTTAACGGCATTTTTCCAAGTGGGCTGTTGCTGTTCTAAACGAATCGCTTTTAACTCGTCTTGTGTAAAGACTTCCGTTTCGTTATTTTCGTTGTCTACGGACGGGTCGAAAGTGCAGAGTCCCGTGTCATCGCCATTTTCTAGGATACCCTTTTTGATGAGCTCACCTCTGATATATTCCGAAGTGATAGCCGTATTGGTCTGGGCGATTATATCTTGGAATGCCGCTATTAACTTCTTCTTAGGTATTTTCTTGCCACCTTCTTTAAGTATCTCCGCCCACATATGTATCCCAGCGAACGCCGAGTTTACGCAGTGGATGAATGCGGCCTCATTTTGGTCGAGATGATACTTTTTACTCATAGATTAGTTTTCCCTCCGTTATTGTTTGATATTATGCTTACAAGCCAACCGAGTAGCATTATAAATACAAGTGTTCCTATCCAACTTCCGTTATTCATAATGCCTCCATCCCATATTCTTTAGCCTCTTTAGGGTAGTATTTTTGGAACTCGGGGTTTGGCTTACCGTTTGGTAGATATGGTTGTATTAAGTCCATATCGTGCTTTTTGGCTTGGCTCTCTAGGTTATAAGACTGAATCTGAGCTCCGACATTAACTTGAGCTTGTGCCGGAACATCCTTATCATCTTTGTAGTATTTACCCCGTAGATATGTCCCCATATTCCACTCCTTCCTTGATTCTCTTAAAGTTTTGATTCCGTATCTCGGTAGGTGTTTTCGGGACTATTATTTGTGATGAGCTTGAGTATATGTGTTTTGGCTTTACGAAAGGGTCGGTGACTGAACCCTCCTTTTCCGGAGGCTTATTCTTGCCTAAGAACTCAATTATATTTCGCTCGATTCTCAATAGCGAAAAACACATTATGGAGATTACGATGGTGTTTATGAATAAGACTAGAAGTTCCATTCTCTATCCTCATACACCAACGCCATCTGCGTTGTGATTAGCTTTGCGATGACGGAATGACTGTTGATTACGGCCTCTTTGATGACGATGGCAGGGTCTATGACGCTCATAGCGAACATATTATCTGATACTCTATTCTTAAGGTTATAACCGACATTTCGGGCAAAGTTCTCTTCTGCTAGGTTAGCATTTTCGAGTAGGTCTAAGTAAGGCTCGGCTAGATATGATATATTCGTCTTCTTAGATATATCACGGAGACATACGCCACCACCAGCGACTACGCCACCAGCTAAGGCGGACTTGGCAGCACAAACGGCATCATCTACACGGAGTTTGACTTCTCCACGCTCCACAGCCGAAGCTCCACCTACATAGATAGTAGCAACATTAGCAGTAAGCCTTGCGATGCGTCCCTCAAGGAATGCACGGTCTTGAGGCTCGGCTTTAGCCAACTTAGTCTTAAGGTCTTTGACGACTTTATCTATCTCTTTAGGGTCGCCTTTACCACCTAGGATAGTAGTTTCCCGTTGGGTTATAGTGACGCTTTCGGCTAAGCCTCCGAACTCTTGGAGTTTATATTCCGATGGGCTACCGGAGTAGACTTTACCACCGGTGTATAATGCAACATCCTTAAGTAGCACTTCGTAGTTACTACTCTGAGGCTTAACTACACAAGCGTCGAAGTTTCGGTTTAGCTCGAGAACTTTGAGAGCATCACCAGCGATGTCGGCGAAGAATACAGCCTTCTGATAGTTATGAGTTCTGATATGCTCTAGAATCGGTAAGATTTCGTCTTGTCTGGTGATGGTGGAGCTTAGGATGATTACCGGGGTATTCTCGAGCACGGAACGGTTGCCATCAAGGTCGTTGATGAGCTTAGCGTCTTCATATCCGGATGGAATATACATACCCTTGACGACATTGGTAGATACTCCAAGCGAACCGACATACGAAACATTTATACCACCGAACTCGCCAACTTCCGAGACAACATCGTAGATTAACTCGCCAAGGCCTTCTTCTCCGGCGGAGATTATACAAGCTCCCCGTAGTAGCTCCGGTGTAAGGTCTTTTTGGGTAGCATCGTCTATGTGCTCTAAGATTATAGGCACATTCTCTTCTATTTCTCGGGCGACATCCACGGGGTTTTTACCGTCTTTTATTTTAGCCGTAGCCCACCAATATAGATGGCAGGATAGAATAGCCGAGAGCGTAGTGCCATCACCGGCGGTCTCATTCGTGCGTTTGGACGCTTGCTTAACGACTTTGATAGCCATATCTTGTATCGGGTCGGCTACTTCTAACTCGTCTAGGTTTGATACGCCATCGTGACTGATGGTCGGAGCGGATGCCCGATGTTCTATCATTACATTACCACCCTTGCAACCGTAAGCAGTCTTTGCGACATCGTAGAGCGTATTTATACCCCTAGCGATTCCGAGCGTCAATTCTTCGCCACTTACTAGTTTACGATTAAGCGTCGGTTTTCCCATCGTCCTCCTTTATTTCGGCCACAATATCTTTATAGTCAATTATAGCCAAAAGCACTCCGTCTAAACTAAAGTCTATGGAGTTCTTATCGTCGTAGATTACTCTATTGCCTAAGTATCCGCTAACATTATCTGCGGTTCCCTTGACGATGCCAACGGCATTCCGGTCGTATTTTCTACTCTCGGTAGAGAATGACGAAGTGACATCCTTGGTAGGTTGAATTAAGAGCTTGTCGGGCTCTAGTTTGATGTTTGATAAAAGCATAATGCTCCTTTCTCGATTATTATTGTATATGGTTATTATATCACAAAGCATACATATACACAAAGTTTTGTGTTTTTGATATAATTATTGTGGGACTAGAACTCCTTTCTCGTTTCTTGGAACTAGTCCCTTTTTTATTGTGGAAAAATTGGTGGAAAAACTTGCGGAAAACTCAGACCCAAAGTCCCAAAACGGCACTGTGCCAAAATGGCACTGTGCCAAAATGGGACTCATAATAAATAAAGAGGATAATAAATAAAGAATATAAAAAAAGAGCCAGGGCTTTGAATGGTTTAGCCCTGGCTCATTAAAATTAAAAGAAAAAAGCTCTTGCGTTTTGAAAAAGCTTGCGTTATAATCGAATTACCATTAACAATAAGGAGGAAGAATGGAAAATTACAACAACCAAGGGATACGAGAGTTCTACGAGCTTGAGAGCTACGGCGAGTTCTCGGTGCTTTGTGATGGCTATGGGTTTATAGTAGACCCAGAGAAAATGTTATCCATAGCCCATAGGCTAGTCAAAACGGTAGACCGTTTTGGCGACGACATCATTAAATACAACCATAAACTTAAAAAGACTAGGCTAAAAAAACAAAAGCATACCAAAATAGATAAGCGTAGCAGGATATACTTATTAGAGAGTGGTGGGCTGTATAAAGTAGGAATATCTAAAAATGTAGAACGAAGGGTAAAAGAACTCGATAACCGACCTTTTAAGGTAAAGATAGTCTGTTATAGTGACTTAATGAAGAATGCTCAGAGAATCGAGAAAAAGTTGCATCGTGAGTTTGCTGCTCATAATGTCTATGGTGAATGGTTTGAGTTTAACGAAGATGAGCTTGAGACAGTCAAGAAGAAGATAGTTAGTGGAGGTAAGTATGGAAAACAACTTTAGGAAGGACGGGATACCGTTTACCCAAGTTCCGAACGGTCTACTATACAACCCTAACATAAGCTTTAAGGCTAAGGGTCTATGGGCTTATATGAACGCTAAGCCCGATGGTTGGAACTTTAGTGCCGACCGAATCGCAACCGAGACCAAAGAAGAACGGAAGTCTATTCTAGCTGGGCTTAAAGAACTCTCTGAGAATGGTTATATCACGGCTAAAAAGCTCGGTAGTGGAAGAATCGAATACACGCTACACTATGAAGTGGCTATAACATCTAAGCCCGAATCTGAGCCAACAACGGAGTCTAAAGACTCCAACCTACAACCCCGACCATTCCGAAAAAACTTTGATTCCGATGAAGAGTTTGAAAAAGCCCTTTACAACTGGTCTCATCGGGTGTATAATGAAGATAGTAAAGCATAAGCTTTACTCGCACCTAACATTTCATTCTATTCTGTGCTAACCCCTTTTATTGGTTTTGGGGGAAGTGCATTATACCTCCACTCCGTAGTTTTTACTCCATTATTTTGCTACGGATACGAAAACAAACACTTAGACATTTCCTTCGGGAGACGGTTATGGTTGGCCGTCTCCTTTTTTATGTTGTGGAAAACTCCGGCAAAAAAAGTCCAAAAAAAGTCTGCAAAATCTATTGACTATGCCATAAGCCTATGATAGACTAGAGATATAAGCAACTAATAAACGAGAAAGGAACAAGCTTATGAATATCAAAGTAAACCACAAAGATACAACCGAATCGGTAGCCGTATGGTTCGGTAAACAAGGTAAAGATGGGTTCTTCTACCAAAATGGTAAGATTAACCTTGAGTTATCCAAGAAGAGATACAACTACTTCTGGAATCTACGCAACGCTAACAAGGAGGCAAAATAATGAGTGTTAGTTTAGAGGATGTCTTATTAAACGCTGGGTATGATGTGAGAAACAACCCCGAGGACGCAAGCTGGTTTCTAAGCCAAAGTGATGAGTATGAAGAGCTTGTAGAGACGGCAACCGACCTTGAGGATGCTTACAACGACTACCTAGACCACAAAGAGACTGCTGAAGAAGACGGCGACTACAACTACCCAAGCTTCGAAGAGTGGCGAAAGGAGACGCAAAATGACTAACAACCAAATTGTCCTTAAAGAAGACTTAACGAGTTTAACCAAGCCAACCGAAGTGTTGGCCTTGGCTAACTCTCTTTCAGACATCATCTTAAGAAAACGGTTGGCTATCGACCTACAAGGCAAAAAGTATGTTATGGTCGAGGGATGGCAACTTGCCGGTGCTCTATGTGGCCTATATCCCGTGGTAGACAAGGTCGAAAACTTGTCGGATGGTGATATAACTAGATACCGAGCGGAAGTCTCGATTAAAGACCAAGAAGGCAACATCGTAGGCTCCGGAATGGCTATCTGCACCAATAAAGAGAAGGGCAAAGAGAGGTTTGGCGAATACGCTATCTGCTCTATGGCTCAAACTCGGGCGGTTGGCAAGGCTATGAGGCTCAAAATCGGTTGGATAATGAAGTTAGCAGGGTTCCAAGCTACTCCGAGCGAGGAGATGGGCGAGGATGGAGCTATCGAAGAGATAGCCGAGGCGAATGTTATAGATAACACCGACTGGGTTGCAGAGCTCGAGAAGTCTAAAGACCTTGGCGAATTGTATAAGACCTGGCTTAAGGTTCCGAAAGAGCAACAAGAAGAGCTTAAGGACTTAAAAGATGAAATCAAAGCTAAATTAACGGAGAAATAATATGAAGGTTATTAAAATGGAGCAAGGCTCCGAAGAATGGCACGAGTTTAGGAAAGGCAAGTCCGGTGGCTCAGAGCTTAAAGACTTATACATCGCCGGAATGCCACTTAAGTATAAAATTATAGAGATGCTAGAGAAAGACGGCCAAAAGCTCACGGCGGAAGACAAAAAGCTCACGGTTCCCGAATTGGCTGCGATGCTCGAGCCATCGGAGCTCGCCGAGCTTAAGATTATGGGACGACCTAAGAAACGCTACTACGAGATGTTGGCGGAACGAGTTGCACGGCCACTAACTCCAAACGATTATGCAGATAGGTTGAATGGCGAACCATTTTCGATGATGGCACGAGGACACATTCTCGAGCCCGAAATCGCCGACAACTTTGCGAAGACAATGAAGAAGACGCTAGACAAAGATAGTGTAGTTTGGGTTAGTGATAACAACCCCAACTCGTATATTAGTCCGGATAGAACCATCACTAGTAAAGACGGCAAGGTTAGAGAGGCTGTCGAAATCAAAGCTCTCTCCTCTGCTCATATACTAGAGATATGGAAGACACAAGCTATTCCGGAAGAATATATGCCTCAAGTCTGCAAATACTTTATCGTAAACGAGGACTTGGAGACGCTATATTGGGTAGTAGGCACCGACCTCATCCCCGGACTAGAATTGCAAGTCTTTACGGTGAAACGAGAAGAAGTGCAAGATAAGCTGCGAGAAATCGAGGCGTTTGAGGCTATGTCGCTTACGATGTTGGAGCAGGATACCAAAGCTATTATGGAGCTGGGGAACTTCTAGGAGGAGAGATAGTATGAGTAAAGCTTGGGAGGATGAAACTAAGTATAGTATAAAGCTTACGGCGAGGGAGATAAGGATGATAGCTTTTAGCTTGGGGGTTTGTGCTAATGAGATTGAGGCACTGCCGTATAACTTTTCTAAGGTGAATAAAACTACTCTATATAAGCTGTGGGATTATTTTGAGGAGCATTTTGATAAATACTTATGCTGGGGGTTCAGGCCAGACAAATTAGGTAGGAGGGGGGTAAGAATATCCCCACCTATTGACAAGCCATAAGCCCTATGATACAATGGAATTAGCATAACAATAACGAGAAAGGAGAACAATATGCTACAAACAATAGAAAAACCTAAGATGGCTACAGCGGTGGTTACATACCAACCTATCGCTTGTGGTATGAGCGGGAATATCGCTTGGGTAAAATACAAAAGGCTTGTAACCGAAGTCGATGAGTATGAGTTCTACGGCGATGATGCCGATACCTATAAGAACTTTGACGAAGAAGGCTTTGTGAGGTCTCAAAAGGTCGAGACATTTAGAGAAGGTCTTGACTGGATAAAAAATACAATGATATGGGAGGCGGAGGCTGATGATGGAAACGAACATTAACTCTGATAATATCAGAAACAAGATTAGAAAAGCTTATGCTAAGAACCCGAAGGTTGCGGACGAAGATGCTTTACTATTAAACGAAGTTTGGAAGATGTCTGGTTGGGACAATAGTAAAACCCTACTCCAAAATCTCCGGAAGATGCCGAGCCCAGAAACTATCCGGCGAACTCGCCAAAAGCTCGTGGCCGAAGGCTTGATTAAGCCTAGCGTGAACGCTACGGAACGCCGATACAAGTTCTTTAAGGCTGTTCGGAAGGGCTTAGGCTATGCATAAGAAGAAGAAATATAGCACTTGCGACCCGAAATACTATGGTAAGGGCGTAAAGAATTGCGAGAACACCATTAAAGGACTAGACAAACTTAAGGAGAAGATTAAAAATGAAAATTAAAGTAGACTATATTAAAACTCCGGTCGTAAAAGTAAAAGTAAGCTTTAAGGAGGCGGGCAGGCGGGGGGGGTCTGCCAAAGTCCCCAAGGGCTTTAGCAAGATGGAGCCTACCCGCCATAAAGAAATATCAAGGAAAGCTGCACGAGCTAGATGGAGCAAGGTATAATGGAGTTTATTAACGAAGACAACGGACTACTATGGTCGCTTATTATAGCTCTAGGCATACCATTATTAGCTGGAGTGATAATCGGCGTGGTATGTCTTGTATCGGTGCTGATAGACTACATCAAGTTCTGGTCTGAAGAGCACTTTAAGAATACGAAAGGAGATAAGTGATGTGTGAAGGGACTATGACTTTCGAAATCAGCTTAACTTGGGCCATCTTGGCTGGAGTTATAGCTGCGATGGTATTTGTCTATAATATGGTAAAGAATTAAGGAGAGGAAATGAGTAAGTATAAACCGGAACCTTGCCCGATAGAAGACTTTGAATGTATAGCATTCCACGACTGGCTAGAGCTATATGATATACCACATACGCATATCCCTAACGAGAGCCGGAGCTCGAAGAAGGATGCTTATATCCGAGGGACTAAGCTTAGGAAGATGGGCGTTAGCAAGGGCTATTGGGACTACGATGTTTATATCCCAATAATGGATATAGACGATACTATTGGAGGCTACGAATTAGTCAAGATAGAGATGAAACGAGCCAAAAAGAGCTTATCTAAAGTCTCGGAAGACCAAAA